GATATTAATAAAGCTGGAATAATAATTGTTAATAGTGATAAATTAAGAAACAATGATTTATTTGAGGGTTTCTATATTGGATTAACAGATAATTCTGATGATACTCCTTATACAGATTTCGGATCTGTTACTTCACTACAAGCAGTAAATGCTATTTCTGCTCTTGATGGATCGAGTATTGCTGAATCAACAAAGGCTTTTCAAACATTCTTTACAGTACCAGAAGAAAGATTAAATTTCACTTTAACAGAATCTTATTCTAGTATTAATTTTCAAAGTGTATCTGAAAGAATGGCTAGATTTCCTTCATATGATTTTTCTCAGGATTCATTTAATGATTGCTTAAAACTTTTTGTATTTAAAATTAATACATCCAATAATTTACAAGATGCTATAACCTTAAATACACCATCAACAGTTGAGGCATATGTTGGGTCATTATATTCACAAAGAAAACAAAATAATCCAAATGGTGGAAGACTTGTTAATTTCTTTATAGAAAATAAGGTAGAAAATAATTCAAATTCAAGAATTAAAATGTTAGTAAGTCCTAAAATTTCAGAATATGGAACATGGACTGATTCTTTTGCTATGCCAACTAAAAGAGTAATAATCTCTGATGCAGCAAAATCACTTTGGGCTAATGGTATTTATACACCAACAACCATTAGTGACCAGAACAAAAAAATAGGGAATCTAATGTTAAAGTTAGATAGAACATTCCAGATGTATGATTTGACAGAAAACGAATCAACAAACATTGATGTTATATGTGAAGCAGGACTCGGTACAATCAATGCTGGTGTTAAATATAAAGAAGCTGCTACTATTGATGGAAAAGTTGATGAAGAAACATTTGATGATACTATTTCTGTTGATATTTCTAATCTAAAGGTTATCCCTAAAAATTACAGAGAATATCTAGATACACCAGATATTGTTAGAGATTCTTATGTTGATATTGTTAAGAGGTTTAGAGAATTTGCACAACAAAGAAAAAACCATGTATTTATATCAGATCCTTTAAGATATATATTTGTTAAAGGTATTAATTCTAAAGCGAGCGACAAAAAAGCATTTAATTTTGTTGATGATATCTTTAGACCATTACAAAATTCATATGCACGTATTGGAAGATCTACTTATATGGCTGTTTATGCTAACTGGATGAGAAGATTTGATGCATCTTCTGATGAATTTACATGGGTTCCTCCTTCTGGATTTGTTGGAAAAATAATTCTTAATGCAAAGAAAAGAGCACCTTGGACCGCTCCTGCTGGATTCAATTATGGAAGATTGACTGGTGTTGCTGATATAGCAATAAACCCAAATCAAAGACAGAGAGATATTCTTTATAGATCAGCATACAATCCTATTGTAAACTTCCCAAGAGAAGGAATGGTTGTTTATGGACAAAAAACATTCATAAATTATCAAACAGCTTTTGATAGATTGAATGTTAGAAATCTTTTCTTACATTTGGAAAAAGAAACAACCAGAGTTTTGAATAGATTTGTATTTGAACCAAATACGATTCCTACAAGAAACAGAGTTCTTTTAAGATTAACCCCTCTTTTTGAAAGAGCAAAAACACGTCAAGGATTATATGATTATAGACTTGTTTGTGACGAAAGAAACAATACACCAAACACAATCGATAGAAATGAATTGAGATTAGCTGTATATCTACAACCAGTAAGAACTGCTGAATTTATTTTAGCTGACTTCATTGCAACAAGAACCGGAACTGATCTTGATGATCTTATAGGTTAATTTAAAATAGAAAGGTAAATATAAATATATGTCAATATTAACACAACAAGGTATTAGAAACTTTCACGAAGTAGCTGGAAGAAAAGACTTCTTCAGACAAAATTTATTTAGAGTAATAAATTTTGGAGGAAATGCTTTAAGTCAAGAAGATTTGATTTACATCGAGTCAACCACACTTCCTAGTAAAACAATTAACAACATACAGGTTCCTTATATGGGACTCCAGTTCAATGTACCCGGTACGGTTCAGTATCCAAACAGCAATGCTTGGTCTGTAAACATTAGAATGGATGCAGAATTAGATATAAGAGACAAATTAGAAGATTGGATGAGAAGAATATTTGATGATGCAGATAGCACAGGTGATTATAGCATACCAGACGGTGATGATGGAGTTACATCCCTTATACTTTTAGATAAAATGGGAACTACAATAAGACAATATGATCTATATGGTTGTTATTTAACAAATCTAGGTGAATTTACCTTGAATGTAGGAACTGCTGGTGATATTGTAACAGCACCAGCTACTATAGCTTATCAATACTGGAGAGTAAAAGGTCAATAATCGTCATTCTAAATAAATATACATATGGCGGATGAATTATCTGGACCCTATGATCAATATTTAAGAAACTTATCTGAATGGCCTACTGCCGTAGGCTCTTCAAATCAATGGTTTTTATGGTTTGATATAGCTAGTGTTAATGCTCTTACAAATAAATTAAATGAAAACCTGTATAGCCTTGAAGGTAATTTTGGTAGGAGTGGTGGTTGGGATATACAAGAAGAAACCGTATTAAAATTAACAGATGGTGAATATCATTTTAAAGATAAAACAGGTTGTGTTTTTGCAAAACAAGTAAATTTACCAAGTGAATCTTTTGAGGCTGGTAATGATGGATTGAGTTATGCTGGTTGGATGCCTCCAGCAACATCAAATACTAGAAATAAATACGGAAAATTTAGAGTTACTTTTTTAGAAACAAATGCATCTTTTGTTGATTTTGTAATTAAACCTTGGTTAGTTTTGGCATCATATTATGGTATGATGTCTAGAAGACAAGATAGTGATAAGAATGTTAAATGTACTGTTTGTGAAGTTAATTTTTTAGCAAGAACAAAAGCAAAACAACAACAAGATGTTAGAAAAACGTACAGATTTCAAAATATTGTTCCTGTTAGTATAGATGGTGAACAATATTCATATTTATCTGATGACATGAAAATAATATCAGTTGACTTTGTTTATGATCAATACTATGTAAGAGATACGTACTCTTTTGCAAATTTAGAAAGAACATATTACAATTCCTGATAAACTATGTCTTATTACATCCATACTCTTCAATTTCCATTTACAAATACAATATTAAATTTTAAAGAACTAACATGTGAACAAGCATTTTCTTTAATAAAAATAAATAATAATTTTCCATCTTCCTCAGAAAATAGATTGGACTATCATATTCAACTTGTTAATATTTTAAAGGATTGCATAAAGGAGAAAGAAAATATATATAATCTCAACATTTTAGAATTTTTGATGTTTTGTATAAGAATAAGATCTTTATCTATATCACCTAATGTTGAATTGGAGGGTGGTAAAAGAGATGATAAAAATGTAAAAATAAATGTTAATTTTTATGATTTAATGGCAAATGTTTTTGATTCTGCAAATATCATAGAAAATTATAAAAATATAACTAATGATGATATTGTTATATCTTTAGGTTGGCCATTATTAAGGGATGAAACTTATTTTTTAAATACTATAGATGAAGAACATTTTAAAAAATTTGTAAATTCTATTCCTCTATTTGTTGATAATATAGTAATAAAAAATAAATTATTTGATTTTAAGAATCTTGATATTGAACAGAAAAAAACTATAATAGACTCTTTACCACTTTCTATTCAAAATATTATACAAACAAATGTATTATCTCTTTTAAAGGAATTAACAGAAATGCCTTTATTTGGTTTAGATGAATTTGATCAATATAAACTGGAGTTTTATAATGCTACAATACAAGATATTATAAGATTTTTGTTTGCTGGTTCAGAAGATTCTGAAATGATGGAGGTTTGTTTTTTAAAGAAATTTAATTTCAATTTAGAAGAAATATATAAAATGACACCTCAACAAAAAAACAATTATATAAATTATCTTGTTCAATCTACAAAGGAACAAAATACTTGATTTTTGAATTTTTTTATTAATTAAAATAATAAAATGAGCGACAATACAAATATTTCATTCAACGAACTACTAAATGAACTAACTTCTTTAACAAACACATTTGTTATAGATGTAAAAATACCTTCTTTAAATCAAAATGTACAATTTAAAGAACTTAATACAAGACAACAAAAAAAGCTACTAGAAACAGTAACTGATACTTCTGTATATAAAACAGAGTTTTCTAAGGTTTTTTTGGATATTATAAAAGAAAATTTAATAACAGAAAATGTTGATGCAAATTCTTTTACAATTTATGATAAAATCATAATAGGTCTTTTTTTAAGATCAAAAATTTCTAATACATTAAATGTAATTTTTAATGAAAACCCAGCATATACAGAAAATGTTGATATTACTTCAATTATTGAAAAAATAAAAACATATGTTCATCCTGAAACTGTGAGTTTTAATATAGTAAAAAATGAGTCTGTTTTGAATATTGAGTTAAATGTTCCAAGTATTTTATTAGAATCAAAATACGAATCAGAGATAACAAAAACAACCAAAAAAATGGAAAATATTAAAAATATTAATGAGATGGGAACAGTTTTATCTGATGTTTTTATAGGTGAAGTATCGAAATTTATTAGTAAAATTACTTTTAATTCACAAGAAATTGATTTAAAAAATTTTACTATTAATCAAAGAATAAAGATCTGTGAGGTTTTGACTGCTGATTTGACTCAAAATATACTTCAAAAAATATCTGACTGGAAGAAAAATATAGACAATCTTTTAGAAGTTTCTTCTAAAGAAGGAAATTACAAGAAAACAATCACATTAGACAATCTATTGTTTTTGATGTAATTGTTTAATTATGATAACTAGCCATAAATAGTATTATGGCAACAGATGTATCTGGCGTAATTTCTGAAATTCAAAAAGTTTTTGGTGAAAATGTAAAAAACCCAACAACTATACTCAATGCATTTTTTGAATTTTTATCAAAAAATGATCCAGAAGTATCATCTATTCAGAAAGAATTTAAAAGAAAATATTTAATACCATTATTAAAATCTTGGGAAAAATTAAGCAAAGATATTGATAAAAATGCATCAAAAACTTCTGATGTTTTCAACAAAATTGAAAATTTTTTCTCTTCTTTTGAACAAGAAACAAAAAATATTGTTAATGAAAACAATAAAAAATTCAATAATACTATTGAAGAGATTAAAAATGTTTATTCAAACCAAAATAAATCAGAGAATGTTAAACAATCTCCAATTCTTGAGAATAAACCTTTATCAGATTCATCTACTAAAGAGAG